AATAGCCATTTTAACTATTTTTTGTTCAATTTCATTCACCCTTTGTTTCATTACTGCAACTGTAATAATCCATGTCATTACGCAAGACCCTAAAGAACAACAAGCGGAAATTAAAACTGTTAAAAACTGATTCAAAAATATCTATTTTATAATATTAATAATTACTACAAACGCAATGGAAAACGCCACCAAAAATACTAAATTAAAATGATTGAATTTTTATTCAATTAAGCATATTGTAAAAAAAACCTCCCTTTGGTGGCGCAGCAGCAGCAGCAGGTTCAAAAAATGATACCACATTCACCGCACCATTCGACCCTGAGTTCATGTTTGCCCACGATGGATTAGTAGCAGTTGCAGTGGTTTGTATCTGATAACCCGCACCTCCAGCGTAAGCTGTTGCAGTTGTCCATGTAAATCCAGCAGTATATCCAGATGGCATAGTTGGTGCAGAACCGTTGAAATTCATTACTCCTGTAAATACTATACAGTTATTAGCAGATGGGGTAATGCTGCCTGGGGTAGCTGTTGTTCCTAATGTTGCTATATATTGCCCGTTCTGTTGGTCTAATGGAGTAGATGCTGTTCTTGTACCAGAACAAGCAAATACAGACATTCCCCCATATTGCGCCCCTGTTTCAGTAAACGTATGTCCAGTTCCAACAGTAGGATTACTACAATAGTAAGCAACTACACCCGCAGTAAAACCACTCCCGCCATCATAGTTATTTATCCTAGTCCACGTATTTGATTTACTATCGGTTATTGTAGGATAACTAGAAGCGGTACGATATGTACACATAATAACAATCAACGTAGAGCCTGTTGTTGTCATAGATGCCGATGTAGCCGAAGCTGGAGCAGCAAATTGTGTATTATTACTTGCTACAATTGCTATCGCACCAAAAGATAAATACGGCACGAGCAATAAAAAGAATAGAAACTTTTTCATGCTAAATCTGTAGCGTTTAAATTAGATTGAAATAAAAGGATTCCGTTTGAAGGCATCGCTTGATATACAGTAATATACCGTAGCGTTCCAATATGTGGCACTGTTCCAAGAGCAGCATATATTACTGCTCCTGTCATATCTCTGTAGATAGTTTCTAAAGGAGTTAATCCGAAACTAACTAAGATTTCGTAAGTGGATATTAGATATGTTTTCATGTTATTGCGTTGCTATAAGATAACCGTCAAATGTATTTGAACCTGTGCAGGTAAATCCATATGTAGTAAATCCGTTTGTAACTGTTGTTTGAACAGGTGCAGTTGCCCCCGAAGTTATCCATGTTACCCCACTCCACCATGTAACAGTATAAGTCGTTCCGCTACCTTGCTTAACTCTAACGATAAAGTTTTGACCCGTACTAAAGTTAGATTGTGTAAATGTTTCAGATGCGGCTAATGTTCTAGTAAACATATTACCTAAACTACCATCAAAAGCCTGTGCAGAAACAGTTGATATAGTTTGAATCGTTCCTAAGAATGTCGGTTTGTTGTTGCCGACGATTAACCCTGTTCCTGTTTCATCACTCAATGATGTTTGTAACTGCGAAGAAGTAATACTACCTGATGCAGTTCCATATAAAGTACCCGAAGTAGGTAATGTTACGTTAGTAGATGCTGTTGCATTTACAGTACACGCAAACGCTCCTGCATGAACTAAATTACCCGCTACTGTGATGGTATTACTGCCGTTATTAACGCCTGTTCCGCCATATGTAGGATTAACTACCGTACCTTGCCACGTTCCTGTTCCTATCGTTCCTACACTTGTCAATGAGGATGTAACAACGGTTGGGTTCAAGGTAGTAGTAGTTAATGTATTAGCTGATGCAGTTACTGTAACATTCGCCCCTGACGATAATGCAGTTGCATTTACAGATGTAGTTGTAGATAATCCACCCAACCCACTTAACGTATATGTTGGGATATTCAATGTATTGCTACTTAGTGTAGATGCACCACTACTCCCTGTTGTTGTTAGGCTGGTTATCCTATTGGTGTATGCCGTATTCCAGTTAGTTCCTGATGATATATAAGCATCTGCAATTGCTGTTCCATTCCATACACCAGTTGCTATTGTTCCAACTTTAGTTAGAGAACTATTTACAACAGTAGGATTAAGAGAAGTTGTAGTAAGTGTATTTGCGCTTGCCGTTACCGTATTATCCGACCCATAAGTAATCGGAGTAGTATTTACTGAGGTTGTCGCAGTTGTACCCGTTCCACCATTTGCAACTGCTATTGTGCCTGTAATATTTACCGTTGGTTGAATTGTTGACGTACCAGTAATCGCAATATTAGTACCTCCTATCACGTTTGTTACAGTTCCTGTGCCAGTAGGAGTAGACCATGTGCCATCTCCTCTCCAAAATGTAGAAGAAGATGCGCTCGTTCCACTATTTAAATTACCTATAGCAAGATTTCCAGTAATATTAGCAGATGTTCCATTTACACTACCAGTAATCGTATTTGTTACTGCCATATTAGTAGTATATATATTTGCTACTCTAGCTCCAGTTAATCCTATATCGCCAGTTGTTTTTAATCCATAACTGCCTAAATCTAGTAACGATGTCGCTCCAGAATAAGGTACAAAATTATTAACTACTACAGATTGAGCTGGAATGCTTATTCTCGCGCTAGTATTATTTCCATATCCTACAGTAATAGACGATGGGGAAGAGCCTCCACCAGTTATGCTTTCAACAAGTTTAACTACAATCCTATCTGTTGCAAGTAAAATCGTTTGGTCTATATAAATCTGCATTTCTGGCATATCTACTTCGATGGCAGTTAATGGTATAGATAAAGATGTTGTACCTAAAAGAGTTTCTGTTCCAGCCAGATTACGTTTATATATATTGCAATAGATTGCAACTGTTTTTGTTCCTCCAGTTTTGTATGCGTGAAAATGTACTCCCCATATTCCAGCAGGTATATATGTTAAGTTAGGAAGATTAACTATAGTTGCCCAAGATTGTATAATATTAGAAGTAGCAGGAGAGGCATCTGTAACGTAAGCCTCTGGGCCAACAACGTATGGATTAGCCGCAACCTTATATGTAGATATTGAACTTGCTGTATCTGTAAAAAAGTACTCTGCTTTACCAGAACTACCAAATGTTGTCGATGCGTAATAGTAGCTGACGTATCCACCCAACGTATTGCTATCTATTTTAGATACTTTTAATACAGATGAACTATCGTCTACGCTATGAAGATAAGTTTTAGTTGGGTAATCCCCAATTGCCTGATATGTTTGAGAAGCTAAAGTAGGATTAAGCCATTTACTTGCAGTATCAGTAATCTTTAATTTTGTGGCTATACTTATATTTAAACTATCGCCTAGTTTCTGTCTCCAGTTCCGAGTAGAAAACGTATTGCTATCAACAATATAAGAAGATATGTAACCATTAGGATTAGTATTAGGATAAAATTTTGTAGTAATAGAATCTACGCCTTTTTGCCTCCATGACCTTGTGCTTACTCCGTTAACCGTATCTGCATAAGTCCAATAACTACCAATAGGCTGAAAGTTAGTATTACCCCATGTGTTCACCGCCGCAGTTGTAGGGTACAAAGTATTATTCAAAGTTCCAAATGTCGTAGCCTTATTTGCCACGTTTTCAGGCGTATAACCTAAAGACGGTTGTTTACCCGCTATAAGTACGTCTAAGCTATCCACATTCTTTTGTAGCCTGTTTCGTGATGCCACTGCGTAACTATCAGCCACCACCGTTCCCGCACCCGTAATAGTGCTGAAATTAGTTCCCCAACCGCTTGCAACCGAAGTAACCGTACCTGCACCTGCGGGAGTTGACCATACACCATCACCACGCCAATAAGTTGTAGCCGATGCAGAAGTACCACCGTTTAAATTAGTAACAGGAATATTCCCACTAAGGTTTATAATCGGGTTAACTGTTGGTGTACCCGTTACTGATATATTAGTACCGCCTGTTACACTTAAAACTGTTCCTGTACCGATAGCCAATACTACACTATCAACATAGCTTTTATCTGATACTTGTCTTTGCCTGTACCCGTCAAAATACCATAAACGCTGTGTAGCTGAACTATCAAACCAAATCATTCCGAATTTAGAATAAGCAGAATACGGATTGTACGACATAGGGGGAGTAAAATACCGCAATGTAGTATAACCCCCGTTGTGCCTTATTAGTTCATTTGTATTGCCGTTATTCACTATCACCTGCCCATTAGCGGAAAATGCAGTAAATATAATTGCAATCAGTATTTTTATATACTTACCCATATTATGTGTTTGATAATTGAATAATTTTAGCTTCTACGTTGTAGGTACAACCTGTGAACGTACCCATTGTTTTTACTGTGATTATTGATAATCCGCCTGCCCTTATTTGGGTTGACATACCTGCGTATGGTATTGTACCGTCTGCAAAAGCGGTAGTATTAACAGGAGTTCCTGAAAGGTTGTTTAATGTTATTACCATTGTCCGAGCATTTCCACCCTCGTCCGTAAAATCAACCGCTACTTTAAAGGCGTTTGTTCCCGCAACGGTTATCAATAAATTGCACTCAATCCTATAAGAACGGTCAACGGGTACACTTTCAGCACAAATAGACGCAACCGCCGCAGTCCGACCCGTTAAACGACCCGATTGAACTATTACAGGATTGCTACCAGTTGCGTCAAGAGGTGTTATTGTACGGCTATTCAACATACCCGCAGGCATCTGTACCCGCCAATTAAAACCTGTTACTGCAATATCATAAAGAACAAGTGAAGGTGTGCCACTATTTAGCAATTGCGCAAGGTTATTTGTTGCATCCTGTACGGAACATTGCCCTACCTTAACCTGCGTTATGTACCCTGTGCCGTTATTGACCTCAATCGTATCTTTTGTTACATGCGTTACGATTGTTCCGCTTTCATCAGGTGGGGAAAGAGTACGGTCTGCAGTGAGGCTACCCGTAAAAGGTACACCCAAAAACTTTGTATAAAACGCACTCGTACCGTCTTTTAAATGTAATTCGCCTGAACTCGTATGATTTAACAATTGAGCAATAACAGTCGAAATCTGCTTTACCGCTACCTTATTCGTTTCTACAACTGAATTTGCGCCACCCGTTGCACCTATACGAAGATTGAACAATGTATAGATAAGCGTTGCCATGTCGCCATCCCATCCGAGGCTTACAAACAAATCCGCAAGGTTTTCAAGCGAACCGCCCGTATCTGTTGGACTGATTGAATTAGGTGCTGTTTTCAACGTTACGTTACTATGCGCTAACGATTTATCAACAAGTACCTGTGTTTGAAATGCTCCCATAATACTATATTAAAAGATGAACAAAAATAATTAAAAATTAGTTATTCCTAAGTTTTATTTTTAGGTGCGCCTAATTATGAGTAGGTTGCATCGTAAACTGCATCATAAACCCTTGCATAAGGCGTTGCAGGTGTAGGCGTTACAATGGCGTTTTGACCGTCATAACGTTGCATCAAAATACACGACCCCGTAACCAAAGCATATGCATCATTGCGCTTTAATTTCCATATATCAGTTAGTGAAGTTTGTGCGGATGGGTTGAAAATGATAAAACTATTATTTGGCTTGTCTATCCAAAAGCTATCCGCTATTATAGCCGAAGTAACCGTTTCGAGCAAATAATCGGGTATTCCCTGCGATATTTCACCGATACATAGCTTTTTCATTCGCTTGAACAAAGCCATAATCTGCTGTTGGTCGTAAGCCTGTTGCAAGTAGCCCACATTTATCCCTTTTGGATTTTCAGGTATCAAATATCCCTCAACCCGCACATTAAAAGTTGGGTAATAATGATTTATCAATATACCATCATCAGTATTCCACAACGCAATATATGTGTTGATATTCCCCGATTTATTGCTATTATACTGGCTATTAATCAATATGGTATATGGCAGAATATCGGTAAAATAAACAGGCTCACTCCATAAGTAGTTATTTACTGTTGGGTGTAAACTTTGATTGACAAATAGAAAATAATATGTTCCCTTTGTAGATAATCCTATATCGTTGCAGGAAAATGAGTAGGTAACGGTTAATAGAGGCGTTGTTGTTCCGTCAAATGGATTGTAGTAGTTGTTCCCCGATATAACTTGCGTTCCCTTGCAATATAAACCTGCTCCTGAACCATAAACGGTATTGAAGTCATAAGTACCACCAACTAAGCTATTATCAGCAGGTGCGCCTACAACGTGAAATTTACCCGTATGTGGGTCGTATCTGTCGCAAATGTACAAAGCGGGTAAAGCCGCCCCCGCATCATATTGGATATGGAACTGCAACGTTATGGCATCGGAAAACTGAAACTTTTGCACATAGCTACTATCGTCTTGCCAACGCTGTATTTGCCGTCCAAAAGGTGCTTGCCCTAATATCGGTATTCCTGTTGGGTCGCCAAAATACACCGAATTTAAAGCCGACTTGATTGTAATTGCGTTCATGTTTAAAATTTATTCGTACTATTGTGAAAATTCAACTATGAAATATCTACTGCTTTTACTCGTTTTATCTATCGGGTGCAACAAAAATAAATCAGAAACTCCTAATACTTTTGGTTGTTGGTACTGCATTTATTACAACCCAAATTATGCCACCTCTTTAGGGTCTGATACTATTTGTAACCTTTATCAATCACAAATAGATTCCTACCAAATTCACCACCCATACACGCATCCAGTTTGCACCTTTGTTAAATAACCATATCAGGCGTTAGTTTTCCGTAAAACTCGGTAGCCATGCCATTGCCCGCCGCCTGAATAGCCTTTGTTATAAAGAACCTGTATTCATCATAACCAAACCCGCCTTCTTTCGCCCAAAAGAAACGCACATAGCCATTCGGGTTTGTGTTCAAAATAGTGTACATATTGATAGGGTACTTACTTTTCACTTTAACCGTTATTGGCTTGAATAACTGCGCTGGTAAATCTCCGATAACTTTATCCGACATTTCTTTTGTAACTGTACCACTGCCGCCTGTAACCAAATTAGTTTCAATACCTGTCAAGTCCAAAACCTCATTCGTTTTCTGCATTATTCCTGTTGCCCTGAACGCTAAACTATCACTATCCATATTATCCAATACCGAATGGATTAACGCACCTGTATCACGTTGTAACGCCCTTGCGGGACTAAGTTTTACATTCTGCGCTGTATCTGGGTAGTAAAGACCATTTATATAAGGTGCTGTTGCCGCCGTTGGGTCTGATGCCTGCGCATAAGGTAAGATACTGCCGTTATACATTTCAATCTGATACGGGACAACTGCAACGGGAGTGTTTGACGGGTCGTAAGGCTGAAAAGGATAATCAGGTGGATTAGGTAAAACAAACGGTGCTGTTGATTCAGCGATGTAAACCGCAAATGCCCTATTGTTACTTGATGGGTTTGCGGGGTCAAATGCTGTGCCTACTGGCTGATTAACTCTTTGCGCCCTCGCTTTTTCCTTTTGGTATTGGTCGCAGGTAATTCCCGATTCCATGTAATCCATTACGGTAGGTACATTTGACGCAGGTGTATTAAAATACAAGTCGGTAATAAAGCTATCTACACCAAAATCGGTATTAGTATCTGCCTTGCTATAACCTAGCCTTAAATTTGCACCCACCCCGTCAACTTCCTGCATTATTTCAAACTCGGCAACATCATAACCTAAGTCCAAAATCATTGTTGTATTGTCAAAGAAATAACGTAGATTTTCCACTACAAAATTATCTCCGATTACAGACAATCCACATCCCCAAACTTTTTTATAAAAGTCGAAAATCTGATTAAATGATAATGATATGTACGACTGACCCTGCAAATCATGTATGCAGTATTCCGAAGTAATAGCCGTTTGATATGGTCTGCCATCACCCACTAATGGATATGATGAGTCTGATAAATAGGTGCTTGCAAAAGTGTAATCATTTGGTGGAACAATGGGAAAACCGTAATCGTTACTTGTTCTACTTGCTAAATATTGTGTTGCAAGTTCAAATAACTGATGTCCACGATAAGCGGCGTAAACTGTTGGGTTTAATTGTGGTGCAGGTATGCCATGTGGTGTAGGGTGAGTAACGGTTAGTTCTCCGTAATCATAATTTGAAAATATGGAAAACTGCAAAGACTGCAAAACAAACCCTGCACTATTAGCCGCCGCCTGACCCCAAATACTGTCTAAGATAATGCCAAATGTATAAACCTTGTCCTGATTTATTGTGATGGTAACAGGAGTAGAATAGTTGTCAAATGCACCGCCGAATGGTGGAAAATAATGGTCTACGACATCGGGCAACGGGTATTTCAATACTGTCTGATATAAATAGTTGCCAAAACCATCAACTTGTGGTAAGTTTTGATTGTTGATTTCAAATAGCACAAATGCAATGAATCTACCTGTATTTGGTGCGCCTCCCGTTCCGTCTGTCGCTACCGATATTCCTGTATATGGAGTACCTGCAATAGTCGCTAATGGGTCAAAATTACCGCTAACCGCTACCTGTAATTCAAATGTAGAAGGTGGTACTACACAAGCGTTTTTAAGGCTGTAATTATTTTTAGTGTAGGGCTGACTATCGTTTATTGAATTAAATATACTTTCATTAACTGGGTGCAATCCGCAACCTTGATTCCCTTGCCTTAAAAGATTTGAAAGAATATCATTACCAATGTAAGTTGTAGTGCCATTATTTTGAACAATGTTAAACTCTGTAAGGTTTGGCAATGTGTGGAATGAACCATAAGGCGTTGACCATCTACCTAAATTAAACCCTAACATACCTAACCCACTTGTGTAAGTATTGGCACGATAATCTAATGGGTTGTCTTTGCTTGCTGAACTTATGTATGTGGCATTATACAGCAACTTAACACCATCGTCAACTACCCAAATGTTATTATAGTATGGAATCCACCCGCCTGAACTATCTTTTTGCCAAATTGGAAAGTTAAACATTTGGTCGCCGTAAGCGTGTAAATCTCTAACTCCCTTACTATCTAATGTTCCTATCTCACAAATCCATGTTTGCATGTTGTTTTTGTAAGTCTTGAAATCTAATTCAGACTGATAGAACGTATCATAAACAAATGTTGACGTATTGAATAAGTAGATGCTAAGTAACCCGTAACCCTGTATGCCTTGAACTTTGCGTATTTCCGTAATTATTGCCCTTGCGTCTTTGCTGAATTTATACGGTGAATTAGTTTGCGAACGGAAAATACCCATGTAAGAACCATCACGCTCATAGGTTATCTGCGTTTCGTTCCAACCATCAGGCAAAGTATTTATGTATAGTAATGAAGGCGAAGTACCTACGCTCCATACCCCGCTACTATCCTGCGAAGCAAAGTAGTAATTACCTGCCTTATCTTGAATACTCATTTTTAACTGCCCGTCAAATGCCATATTAGTTCCTAGTTGGTCTTTGTAAATCGTTACCCTTTATCACTACGTTGTTATTTATAACCCTACCGATATAAGCTGAACGGATAATTTCAGCTTTAACGTCTTGTAATTCTTCAACTATGCGTTTATCAGTCATTTGCTTGGTACGCTGTTCCATAAGCATACCCATCGACATACCATTTATACCAATACCGTTTATAGCGTATTTCAGTAGTTTTTCAGTATCGCTTGCGTTCTTTACTGTTGAGCCAATAGGCGCAGTATAAACACCTTCCTTACTCGCAATCGAAACATCGCCTGACGGCGCAATAATCAATTCGGGTTTATTCCCCTCTGCCGCAATGAAGTGTGAGGTAGCCGTAACGCCCCCATCCTCAAACTGTGGTAATGGTTGACTTGCCGCTACTGCATATTGAGCCGCACCGATAGCCGCCTCTAACGCAATGATGGGAGCCGCAATAGCCATGCCGCCCGGTATGCTTGCATAAGCCTGAATAGTCTTTATAATAGCACTTGACGTATTGACAATAATTGTTAATTCTGCACTCTCTTTCTCAAACCTTGCCTGACGTAATTTTAATGCGTTTGATTTAGCCTGAATGTCCTTTTCTTCTGATGCAGTTTGCGCCGCTACTTTTGCTTTCTGATTGTCTTTATCAATTTGAAAACCTGCCGTAGCGTCAATGGCTTGCATCTTTTGTTCTGCCTCCAAACGCACCTGTTCCATTTTAATATCCAACTGCCTTTGTTCCCATGCGAACTGTTGTTCCTGAATTTGCTTTATGGCATCCCACGTTGTTTTAGCAAGTTCAATTGCTTTTTCTGCCGACTCCTTTTTAGCCTGAATCTTTTTATCGTCAATGGCTTTTTGTTTATCAGCTTCTAATTGTGCAATGTCTTTATTTGAACCTGCAATTTCACCCTGAACTGCACCTACTTCCGTACCCTTACCGCTAGATATAGCCGTACTTAATTTATCGTATAAATCAGCACGTTTACCCTCCGCCGCTTTTATCTGACGGTCAAAAGCATCCATATTTTCCTGAAAATCAGCATCGTAACCCAATGCCTCTAAATAAGGACTGATACCGTTTGCCCTTTGCTTATGTGCAAGTGCGGCGGCGTTTATTTCTTCAATCTCTCTATCAATATCCCTAATCTTATCCCTTTCATCTGAAAGTTTTTTAATCAGCTTATCAATATCCTCGCCCGCTTTAATATGCCTGTCCTGAATTTCTTTTGCTATCTTTTTTTCATCCTCATTTGCGGCGTTATCTATTGCAAATTGGTCTGCTGTAACCTGCGCTTTTCTTGCAGTATATCTCGCCTCACTTTCGCCTACCTTACCATGATACTTTTCAATGATAGATAGCATTTCGGTAGCATGTTCTAATGCCGCCTCTTTTTTACGTTCATCAAATATTTGCTGTTCGGTAAATGTTTTACGACTTTCGTCATACTCTTTTTGGTCTAACTCCTGACGTATTTTAAAATGTTCCTTTTCTGCCGCTAACTCCGCTTCAAGACCTTTGGCGTTGTCCTTCTTGGGTTTACCGTCTTTAGTTTTACCCTCTAAATGAGTTTTCTTTCTTTCAAGTTCATCTTGTTTTACCGCCGCATCTACTTCTGCATCCGTTAATTCATTAAATTGCTTTTTTAATGTATTCATTATACGAATTTGGTCTTCTAAATCAGATTTACCATGTGTTGCCGTTTTATCAGTTTCACTTGTAAGACCCATAGAATAGTTTAACAATTGCTTGTTATCCATTTTTCTAAGTTGCCCCATAGTTTCAGGTCTATTATAAAATAGCTTGTCCTGCGCATCCATATCACTATTAGCCGCAATTCTACTTTTAATTGCCGCAACTATTTTATTTTCTTGTTCTGTAATTTTTTCACTTACAGTATTTTGCAAGGTTGTAGCCTCTATGTTTTTCTCCTTTTGGTCTTCAAGATTTTTAAGAACTGATATGTATTCATTTGCATTTTTTACTTGCAATTTCATTCTTTCATTACCTTCATTCATTTTAAAATTCTCCTTATCCATGTTGTCAAATATTTTTGGATAAGCCGATTGTAATTCATTATATTTATTAAATCTTTCTTCGAATGAGAAGTTTGTTTTGTCCATCATTTGAGAAAGTAACCTTTCTGCGTTTTCTTGGTCTATTTGTATTTTAGCACTTGTTATCGCACCTGAATTTTTATATTTATTTTGCAAAGCATCAAAATCACTGAAATAATCTTTAAGTCTATCCAATGATTTTTGGGTAGCTTCATCTAATTTAGTTACCCATTCATAAACAGATGTTAAACCAGCAACAATAGGAGTAAACAAAAGTTGAAATGCAACCATGCGCAAAATCATACGAGCCATCATTGATTCAACATTTACACCCATAACCTTAAATGCCTCTGCGGTCTTTTCAACCTTTGGAGCAACATTCGCTGTTTCAACACCTAATTTTTGTAACTGCCCTTTGGTATTAACGATTGCCGTTTCATATTGTTTCCAAACTGCCGTACCTTGCTTATGTTTTGCCTGTTCGGATTGTAACCCTGCAAGATTTGACTGCAAGATTTGTATTTGTGCTCCGCTACTTTTCGCTATTCTATTACTATTAACATTTGCAGTATTTAATTGTTCCGTTACTGCTAAATCCTTATACTTAGCATCTGCCAACGCATTTTCTTCCGCTACGGATTGTTCAATACGGGCATTAATACGAGCAAGTGCGGCATCTTCTGCACTTAATTCAGCCGTAGTTTCAGTCGCACCGCCGCTTTTAGTGGATTGAATGTGTGCCCCAAGACCTGCGGGATTAGCAACTGCATTATTAACCTTTTGATTTGCTACGGTTAAGGCATTTGCCCTTTCAGCCAATATCAAATACTCTTGGCTTAAACCCTCACCCGCTAACTGCAATTCAACCATTTTTGCACGAAGCCCTGAAACAGAATTGTAAATAGCTGAATTTGCATCTACAATCTTTTGTGCCGCAGTGGTTGCCTGTTGAACTCTTTTTATTTCCCTTAATTCCTCTTGCTGATATGCTTTTTCTTTTTGCTGTTGTTCTTTATTTATTGCCGCAATGCGTTTTTCGCCCTCTACCTTTAAGGCATTAGTTTTATCTATTTCAGCAATCCTTGATTTTTCTGCCGCCGCCTGCTCTTTTGCTAATCTTTCATCAATGGATTTATTGATAATGTTGTTGGCATTAGTAACCTCAATTCCTAATTTACGTTGCTGTTGTATTAATGGTTCAAGTGCCGCCGCCGCTTTTTCAGCATCTACACCGCCTTTTAAAAGCAATGCGTTCTGCTGTGCGATTTTATCATTTAAAACGGTAAGCTGTATTTTTAGTTGTGCATAATCTTCTAACGCTTGGTCGAAAGACTTACCCAACATTCCATAATTCTCATTCAGGTTTGCAACTAAATCAGCGTTTTGTTTTTGTACAATACCCAAATCAACCATTGCTTTACGAATGGCATTTGTTCCCTCCAAAACATCTTGCAACGATTCTGCCCCGTATAGTTCAACCTTAACAGTAAGTAGTTTGTTACTAGCTTTCGTAATGGCTTCTTCTAATTTAGCAATCTCAACTATAACCGCATCTATATCGGTAAGTATCTGCCCTTTGTCGAGTATCTCTAAAATCTCTGCCATTACTTATTTTTTCGCTATCTGTTCCTGCAAATTCTTGATATGCTGATTCAACCTGTTTTCTGCTATTGCCAATTCAAGTACCGTCATGGTATTTATGTCGTACCTAACGCCCTCGGTCTTGTTAATATCCATCAATCGGTTAATCAGATTCTTATGCCTGTTTTCGGGAGTAAGTTTGTCGCTTTTGGCTTGTTCCTTCTCCATTTCGGAAAGTTCCTTAGTCAATGCCTCATGGTTACGTTTGTTCCTGATTTCACCCGCACAAACACGTTTCCAGTCGTTTTCAAATGTATCTTTAGCGAATGTGCAATTGTATTGCCCGAATGGATAAAGGTTTTTGAACACTGCCGCACCTGCGGGTGAGTATCTTTCGTGCATCAACGTAGCCAAAACATTTACCAATTCCCATTGCGCCTCAATTGCCATTATCTGCCCTTTCAGATGCACATACGATTTCATGTACTCATTATTGCAGTTCTCATAGTATTGAGATAGCAACATTTGCAAAGCCGTCTGTATTTGTTCGGGCATTCCTTCGCCTATTGAACTGTAATTGCCATAAATGGTACAATCTATCATTTCAGCAACCATCCATTTAGCGATACTTGTAACTTTTGGGATAAATGCAGTTTCCGTAGGTTGTTCCTCAATTATAGGCGTTTCAGGCACTACAATAGGCTGTGGCTTGATTAATTTACGTTTGGCATACTTATACAAGGTGTAGAAAACGGGAGGCTTTAAATCGTCTTGTTTTGCCCTTGCGCCCCACTCCATAAAATAAAGTACAACCCAATGTATCAGACCTGCATACCATGTATGGTAAATTATCCACAATACAACCGAACCTAATAAGAGAAAAGCTATCAGGCATAACATAATTATTGCTTGCGCCCGTTCTGATATTGGCTTTTTGAAATTCATTGTATATTATGTGGGAATTGTATTAGACTAAATCGCTTCACGCATCTTTGCAACCAACGTAGGTGCAATAATGTTCCACGCTACACCTTTATTGTCCTCTGTCAAATCCATGACGGGCGAACCTTGCCACTCTCTCAAAAATGCACTCTTTAACATACCTTGATTGGTCTGCGAAGGACTATCAATAATATACTGTTCGCCTTCAATGGTTAAATCCATTGTGCTGTGCATGTGTCCCGTATCGTCAAAGTCCGTTTCACCTGACTTACCCGACAATCGCTTGTAATTGTAGTATGGTGTAGAATATGCCCTCAATGGTTGAGTATAGCTATCTACATGTTGTTCCTGTTGCTGATTAATGACAAGTCCAACTATCTGCTCTTTGTTTTCAAGCATAGCCTCACCCGCAAGAGTAACAACGTTACTTCTTATGCTTATGAGTTTCTCCTTTAGTTGTGTCGCTGTCATGTTCAGGTGCGGATTTAGCCTTTACTGTTGGGTTAAACTTCTTCCAATAACCTGCTATATCCGTATCACTCCAATCGTAACCATTATCGGCAAAATGCGCCTTGAAATCTTCCAATGATACAGACTTTACATACTCGTCTGAAATAATAATTTGCATCATAAAAATTAGTTTAAAAAGTAGCGAAAGTTACGGCTCTCGCTACTCTTGTTATTAGAATGTATGGATAGCACAATTTGCCCCGTTTACGTTGTTGATTGACGGTGAAACACAATTGAAGTTAGGTATCAAAGCATTTACAACCGAAGGTGCGGCAAGGGAAATCCTTACAATGTTACCCGCCGTAGGTGGTGCTGATAATACCGCTTTAATCCAATAGTATGTTTCTCCTGCTACAACGCTACTACCCGTTGTCATACTTGTTGGGTTTGCGCCGATTGCAGTACCACCAACAGTAAGGTTTGTGCAGGTAAACAATGCTAAACCGGGTGCGCCCAAAGCAATAATCGTAGAACCATAAGCACGAACCAAATCGTAGCTATCCTGTCCTGACTTCATTACAAAGCTGATAGTCGTAGTTGGTGCTGCGGGAACGATAATGCTCGAAACATCAGTAAGTGTAGCGTTCTGCAACATCGTGATATTATCGGCACTGTAATTCGCCTGATACACCTTAAACCAATCGGCTGTTTCTTTCTGCAAAGCAAGTGAAACCCTGATAGGAAACTGTAAACCTGTCTTTGTAGTACGAGGCATTGGATTACCAACCCAAAACTGCATCATGTCATAGGCTTGCAAACCATTCAGACCTGTTTGGTCTAAAGTACCATGCCAGTTACCCAAATCGTCAATGATGAACATATCGTATTTGGTCTGTGCATTTTTGAACCCTGTAATTTCAATGAAGTTACCCATTGATTGCAGATACAAGAAACCAAATATTTTCGGGTGGCTGTACACGTTTGTTTTGTAGATACCCGTATCCCATGTTTCATCGCCCGCTGTTTCGTCTTTAAATTCATCCAACTTTGTCAACCCGAACCACTGTGAAGTGTAGGTATCGTTGATGAATTTAGCGTTTACATAGGTAGCAAATGTGGCATTATCCACCATCTGCGCCAATGGGATAATCGTACCTTTTGGAACAAGCACGATGGTTTTAAATACTCCCAATTCAGGGAATGTGCCTATCAAACCTGTTTGGCTGATAATGCTTTGACTGTTTAAATTTACATTGCTGTCCATAGCTACTGTATTTTATTTGTTATTGAAAAAGGTTAAACATAATTTGTAATCTCCATTGTAATATAATCCCCGTCATTAAACCCAAATGGTGCGCCCGCTACTGTCCATGTTCCTGTGCCTACATTGTAGTTAGGTAATGTTATTGGTGCATCATTTTTAAAGAACGGTACTGTAACATTTTTCCCTGCTAAGAAAGATAAATTTGTATCTGTGTAAAGAGGGGTAAATGTGTTACCTTCTCCATACTCGGCATAAATGTATCTTCCGTTGCCTACCGAAATAACATTCGCTAAATTCGGTATTGTTTTTATATAGAATACAGGTGAAATCTGCATTGGTAAAAGTTGTTTAATCGGTTGCGCAGTATGTTGGTTTGGGTCGTAGATAAGTTCCATGTCAATTCGGAAACAAAACTTCGGGTGCATATCGTCTGACAAACTTTCTATTTTAGATTGACCGCTATACCTTTCAAGTACCGTATCAACGTCTTTTACAATCCCTGTTACGGTAAAACCGCAACCATTCCACTGTAAGAAGTTGCGTATATCATTTACACAAACTTCATCAAGACGTTGGTTACTTGCACTACTAATTCCCGCAGGTGTTATCTTGCTTAGATTAACAAAAAACAACCATTGGAATTTAGCCATGTGATAGCCTGTTTCCATCCGCTTTATCGGGTCAACCAAACCGAAGTATGATAATCCCGCTACCCTGTCGTCAAAGAACATTCCACCCATTACATTTTTGCCGAAACCTGCATCATAGTTCCTAGTATTAGGGTTATAAAATTCAGGTATGTAACCTTTACTCCCACCCTCACCTCTTGTTACTCTATTCCTGTATGCCCTTCCGTAACTGTTGTAATTGCTATCGTTACACCCCCACACTCTTTTTATTACCTGTTCCCATACTCTTGTTTGGAGAGTTTGCACCCACCAATCTATCTCATACGGGTATGGTAGTGTTACATTAGCCATTACTTACATCATGTGTCCCCATGTCGGGATTTTAACCCCTGTACCATTTACGGGAGGTACTGAATGGATAACATCAGGCGTAGCTAAGAAAGTATCTTGAATACGCCTAACTTCCAATTCTATTTTATTCTTTAATCCCATTCTGTAATCAACCGCTACCCCGCCATGTGGCTTTTCATACCGCATACCATTCAACGTTTCGTACATTCCCGCCAATTGGTCTTGCGTAACCCGCATATCGGCATTAGAACGTGGACTATTGGTTATTTCCTCTATGCACTTTGCCGACATCATCAAACCCATAAGGTTATCAAATTCATGTGCATTTCGGATAATAGTGTTGGTAAAATCCCACCATGTAGAAATCTCCACACCTAAACCGTAAGTTCTGTAATTGCTGAAATATTGGTCTCTGCGAAAGGTCAAAGTAGCCATATCGCTTGTTGCCTCAAATGCCTGATAAGCAAACATATTCGGGTCTGCAAACCAATTCAAGTAAACGTCAACTGCCTTTGCTCCCTGTGCTTCCAATTGGTTTTGGAAATAACCAAAGAAAAACACTCCCCCTTTATGCGTATCGTCAAGTCTTGACATATACAGATTTTCAAGGTTGTAGATTGTTTGGTCATTCGCAACCGTAACGGTTAAATCCTGCTGCCAAATCGGTGCTGAACGCAAGTCATTGAACATATAAATTGTAACAGTACATGGAACAGTAGCGGTAAACGAAATACTGTCAATCTTTGCCGTATAGTTCCCATCAGCTACCTGCAACTGCCAACCACAAAACTTAGCGGCATTAGTTATCGGTCTGTATGAAGTTCTGAACGATTTTTCAAAGATTATCAAAGGTTGCTCAACCAAAGATGGCTGACGGAAAACAGACGCTAACCCATCCATTACAACACCTACCTGCATATCTGTTAGCAGTGCATTGAAGTTGTCTTGGGTTATGCTTTGGTCTTCCTGTGCTGACCATAGTTTATCGGGGCTGCAAGCGGGGTTATCACGTTGGTAATAACGACCTGATAGGCATGAAGTATTAACGGTATTGAGCGTAAAAGGAAAGGTTGTTGTTGTGGGTTGTTTCCATCCCTTGCGACCTATAAGAACTGGCAATACTCTTGAAATATCAAAGCCATTCGTATAAGAAAGCGGCACAATCTGTATAGGCAACGTAGATACGTTTAATCCCGCCGTATAAGTTATAACCACATTCCCTGCCGCCACACCTGTCAAAATTCCCGTTCCCGCCCCTACCGTTGCTACTGACGTATCAGATGAAGTCCATACACCACCCGCAATAGAATTGCCTAGCTGTGCGGTTTTCGCAACAGCTAGGAATCCATAATTGCCTGTGATTGGAGTTGACATTGTTACTTGCCTAATTCTTGATAACCGTAAACATTTGTTGTATCGGTAGTCCTTGTACTATAAATCTTAATCCTGTACTTAGGAAAGGTAGTAAGACCTATATTCCATGTATTAATGGTAGTGCCTCTTTGCAAAGTATAAGTCTTAGACGCACCGAGGCATGACGTACATACGGTAGTTTCACCCGTAAGAGTTTGCCATGTCCAACCGTCAAAACTTGCCTGCAAAGTTGCCACACCACTAAAGCTATCTGCAACCTGCACAGTTTTAATGTTAAAGGTTGAGTAGAACGGTAAAGAGTTAGTCCAACTGATGTACGAAGTGTCAATACCTGACAACTTAGTTTTAGTTGCTGAACCAATCAAGTTTGTCCAAACCGTTTGCGCCTCTGCGCCGAATCCGATGGCTATTAATGCCATAATTGCTATAAACTTTTTCATTTTGTATGTTTTTGTTTTTAAAAGGTTAGCAATTAAGGAACTAAGCCAAATTCGTAAACAACACTTTCGTTAGCAGTAGAGAAAGGAGATAAAGCAAATGCGTTATCCACTGAAATCTCAAACTGCATCATATCATCCTGTGCAACACCGTTGGTAGCCGAAGTGTCCTGACGTAATGCGTAACCATGTACGGCAAAAACAAGTCCACCTGAATAGATACCGCCGGGGTTTGTAATCGGGTCAACAATAGAACCGTAACCACCGAGGTAAGACATATAATCGCCATGTCCTTCCCTGTTCTGTTTTGGAATCCACTGTATGTTTGCGAAAGTACCGGGTTGCATTACAAGCGCAACGCCCGTTGGGTAGTTTGCATCAGAAAGTTCAACCGATGGTGCAATTTCCATGCCTGTAAACTGGAACGCTGTATTTACGGCGTTACCTGCACCCTGCGACATCCAATACTGTGCGTTGTTGTAGGTTGCAAGGTCAAACACTGCATCAAATACACCGCTGTTATAGTAGTTGGCTGTCATTACGGCTTTTGCAAGCTGTGTGAACTGTTTACCATATCCAGCATTTGAAATTTCATGTACGAAGTTTGCCGCATTCCATGTAACCTGCGTACCAACGGGAGTAGTAGTTTTCACTATCTGATTCTTTGCGGCAAGCAAAGCAGCAATGTTATCAGTTTCAATCTGCGCATGGATATTCAGAATACAGTTTTTAATATTCTGTGCCATTGCCTCATTGAAAGTGAAAATGTTATTATCCATTTCTTTCAGTGAAATCTGGAATGAATCAGCATAAGTAACCCATGTGAACGTCTGTTGGATTGAATCACCGCTAGGTCCGGTATGTGTTGCAGAACGTTGAGATGCAGGAGTGCGGCTCTGACGTTTCATCATGTAGCCATAAACTGCCCTATCTTCCCTTGTGCGGAGGTTTTCTGCTCCTTTTACAAGAATGTTTTTGTTTTTGATACCCAATGCAACGGTAGGTAATACCTTTTCACGCATTTCGGGTTTTGTGAATTGCTCCGCTAGTGTAGTCTGTGCTGCGACTAGGTTAGAAGCTGTAAAATTTGCCATTTTTTTGAAGTTAAAAGTTAACTCCAACAACCGTAGGAAAAAACGTTGCTCAAAACATGAGCAGATGGGACATTAGAAATAGAACTATTTGCTAATTGTAGGTAAAATTAGTAAAAGTTTTTGATTCACCAAATTTATTTTATTAGGCAAGACTAATTTTTAAATAAAAAAGCCAGATTGAGAACAATCCAGCCCATTATTTACACCATTAAAACCACATGAAAATCCTAATCCATTATGACGGCTTGACCCGCCTCTTTCAATTCTTTTACTTTTGTGGCAAAGTGAGTGGCATATTCTTCGCCGTTAATGCTTTTACCGCTATTGGCATCAGTCCATGCCTTTTCTATTTCAGAACGCTTTGCAGACGTTACATTACCACCTTTAGCGGGGTCATTTTGACCGCCACGACCTTTAGGTGGTACGGGGTCTGTTGTTTGTGCGCCTACCTTAAACCCTTTTTCGTCCTCAAAGAAGTTAGTTAAAGCCGTTTTAGCGTCAACTTCTTTTTGCGTCATTTCCTCAACTACCTTTTCACCGTTCCGATAGGCAATAAGTTTGCCGTTTTCCTTCTTAAACTCGAACCCGTTAGCCTCCGCAAGTGCCTGTAATTCCTTCTTATTCATACCGTTGTATTCGGCAGGTATGGCATTGTGTATAGTGGTAAGCAGTTCAACTTTGGACAATTTACCTTCAACCTGTTCCTTCTCTTTGGTAAGTGTAACAATGTTTTCCTGCAACTTTTTTACCTTGCCGTCAACATCGCTTTTACTCTCAAAATACTGTACGAGGTCTGATATGTCTTTGCCCGGAAACTCCAAACCGTTATCCTTTTTGTAGGTCTTAACCGCTACTTCAATCCCCGCTTTACGCCCAACCTCTACCTTTTCACTTTCAAACTTAGCTAATCCATCAATGGTAAATACCTTTACTTCGGGTATATCCACGTCAACATCCGTTTTGGCTTCTAAGGCATCTTTTATGTTGATACCCAATAGTTTAGCCATTTTTTCAATACTTGATTTGCTTAAAGCCATAAATTTTATGTTTTTAAAGATTATTCGTAAATAAACGTGTCAACAAAACCGCCATCAATTTCGGTATCCCCATCCTCACGAAGTCTGCGTATCATTTTAATAGGGATTCTTTGCCCGTCCTCTACTAAATATTGCTTAGTATCGTGAACCTTTGTATTTAATTGTTTTGCTCTCTTTGGCTCAATCCGAATATTAGTGAGCAACTTTTGTTGTAAAACTATTTCGTAACGGTCAAACATTTGCAAACCTCTGAAAGTCTGCATGTGCGGGGTTACAAATACCGAATAGCGGGTATATTGTTTGTTTTCCCCCAAATCAAGTTTCTTAGCTGACATTGTAGGTTTTGGGGTTGGTGTTTCGGCAACCGCCGTATCTACTGATTGTCCATCATTTTCAGAAATTACACCCAATGCAATTTCTTTTGCCCTTCTTTGTTCTTTTGTTAATCCAGCCATAATTATTGGTTTTTACGCTTTAAAAATCTGTTTTTTTGGTAATGGTTGTTGACCGAGTAACTTATTTTTGGCATTTGCCTTTTTCAAATCTTCCTCATAAATAGCCTGTACTTCCTCATTTGCCTTTAGCTTAATCGGTGCTACTTCTTCTTCCCACTTGGTTGCCATGCCTTTAATGACGTTCTTAATTTCAACGTACATCACTAAGCTGTAATCAAACTGAATAGCCGTTGTGTATTCAATCGCATTTAAGGCGTTGCACATTTCGAGCAAATTAAAGTCATAACAAGACTTGTTAATCAAAGCCTCAAACGTTGACCATGCACATTTCAAAGTGTATTCCGTTTGGTGTTGCAGTGCCTTATACAACCACGTTTGAAAATTGTCATGTATCAATGACTTGTCGAACTTTTGCTCACTTAAAGCGGCATCAATTTTCTGATTTAATAGCTGTTTGTAATCCTGCATTTATGTTTGTGGTTTTTATTGTTGTATAAATAATAGTGAAACATTTATATTGTATATATTCTTTTGATTTCCATCAAATAAAACCTTGTGGGCATGAATCAAGAAAGGCATACCAGAAAAAGTTATAAACCCAAACCCACCTAAGTAAGTATCAAATTCGCCAACTGCATTTTTATTTAAGTTAGGTACAATAAAGCTGTGTTTCCCTGTTTCCTTAAGCCTGTATTCCCTAAAATACATCACCATCATATCTGACATAATAGGCACTAATTTTAGAAATAAATCATTATCTGCATCCATAAGATTAGCAGATAATTCTATTTGGTCTAATTTTGCTTCTAACCGATTAGCGTGTTTTACATAGGTTTCATCATATATAATATTATGTTCGCCACGTAAACGAGTTTCTGCCATTAGTAATGAACTTCTTTTCATATAGTTTTAGATTTTTTCGTTAAGTTTTTCAAGTTCTAACCATAATTCAGCTTTCTTTGCCCCTTTTGCATTAGTCCATTTGGCAAATAGTTTATTGTAAGCCGCTATTAAAACGGCTTTATCGGCAATAACCTTAGACTTTGGCATAGTTATTTGAACACCTTTTTTTCCATCATGCGTAACTGGAATATATCCGTAATGCCTTCTAACTTTTTCAGCTTATCAGCATACTCAATAACAGATTGATTTTGGATATTAATGAACTGTATAAAAAATACTTCGCAGGCTGTGTAATCTTCAACCGCATCCATTGTTTCCTCATATAGTTTAAGTAAATCGTATTCCATTTGATACGCACCTTCGGTAACTTCATTGAGTGTGCTACCGATTTCGGGGGTGTTGATTGTGGGAAGTTCGGGCATTGTATTCCACCCTACTAAATGGTCTTGTAATATCTTAGCGTGTACGCCTTCATCAACAGATTCGGCTAAGTAAAATTCAGCAGCAACGTCAAAGCCATTAAGTTTACAAAAATTAGACGCAGCAAGGTAATAACGTTGTGCATACAATTCGTTATAAATCCTTTCATTAATCAACTTTATTACCTCACTTGGCAAAGTCTGCATTTCCATATAACTTAGTTTAATTGAGTTTGTTGTTTTGGTTCAGGTGGTGCAAGTCGTTTCGGGTCAATCTCGCCTATTTTACTATCAGCATACGCATCACGCATAATAATCAACCTTTCATAACTATACGTCATAAACCAATTTTCGGGCAACGATTCAAGCCACTGACTGTAAAATAGCTTTGCGGCATACTGTTTCGGCTCAACAAATGCTATTTGCGCCTGTTCAATGCTCATAAATGGTGCAGGGTCTAAACGGAACTCCATTACTAGCCGTAGCCTCGTAACTTCATCACCGCTATACTCGCTATCCACCCACTGCATGTAAATATTTTTCAGCGAACTGTAATTAGTCTTGCCATTGGCAATAGCTAACTGCAACTTATTCCATATCTCATCGGGAGATTCAATAAGGAAACGCCTACCATAGTTGATTTCACAACCTTTATAATCATTAGGGAAATTGAACTCCCCGATTCTATTTGTAATCCACTTTTCAATCCACTCGCAGGCATCTGAATATTTACATAGCCTGTCATTAACTGGCTGAACGTCTATAAACCTGCCTGTTGCAGTTTCTTGGCTACTATCTTCTAATTGGTGCGTACCCCATGTACAATAGTGAGCCTCACGATACTGGCGGTCAACCGTAGATTTCATTTCCTGCCAACTATCAATAGCTGTTTCCACCGTTCCGCCCGGTACTGTAACCACTGGCATATCCTTATTAACGGGGTATGGCAATAGCATAAGTTTTGAAACATCTTTCTTACTGTCTTTACCACTACCGTTACAACTAGGACAATCTGCACCCTGACGTTTACCCATTCCCTGACAAGTAGGACACTTGCCTACATACATCCAATTCAACGGGAAACCATGATGCAATTCAAACATAACCAACACTGAACGACTGCGCAAATGTTGGTCTGCTATACCCAAAGTATTGTTATCGGGGGAAACGTAAAATTCACGCACATTATCCCAAATGTTAGATGCTGTTACCGCAGGAACGTAGCCGAAGTAGTTAGGGTATGTTTCATCTTGAATTATTGTTGCCTGACCGTTATTCCATAGAATAAGATAATCGTAGGCATCATCAATAACACGATAGTAACCGCTTTGCCCTGTATCTAAGGACTTATTTACATCCTGAAAGTTCTGCATAGTAGGGGCAGAACCAACCGCTGTGCCATCACCGTTACCCACCTTCCTATCGGTCTTGAATACAAGATACTCAAACATACGACCATGAGGCTTTGGCATATCGTAAACCGTCTGAACGCATTTGTAAGTAGGGTATGTTTCAGCATCGCCTACCTCCATCATTATAATACCCATCGGGTCATACCAATAAGCTGGCATAAAGTACGTTTCAATCCACTTGCGGATAGAATAATGGTCTTTGACGTTTGATAAAATATTCTTTAGCTGTTGTTTCTTTTCACCATCAATATTATAGTTGGTAGAACCGCCTTTAGCCGTAAATATCTTGTCAATTGGTCTATGTAGTCGTGAATAGAAATCTTCGTTAGAAGGGGAATATAACTGCCTCAATTTGAGCAATCGGGAATCCTCATAGTAATCGAACTTAGTAATAGCCTTATCAAGTCCTTTGCCCGTCATGTGCATAGTACAATGGGCATCATACTTCTGTATTTCCTGAACATACAGTTTATTAGGTCTGTCCCGAAGGATAGACGTAATACTAAGGCTTTTATCCGCTTGTTCCTGTAATGGCAGTATCATACTATTTCACAAAACTAATATTGTTATTTGTATAAACCAAATATTTTTTATTAGGCGTGTCTAACTTTTATTTTTAGACTTACCTTTCTACACTAATCATGTCCCATCCTAAGTTTTCTTCATTCTCGACAATTAAGGTCAAACAATCGCAAGCGTCATCATGCGAATTACCGCCAGCCGCCATATAACCCTGCACATCCCTAGCGAACTTCGGGAACATTTTTTCCCAATTAGCAGGGTAGTAAATCATATTTTGCACATCAGCCGCCTTAGTAAATATCCTCACGTCCTTATTATCCCGTTGGTGAAACCACTCAATAGCCGTACTTGTATTACCCATTTCACGACAAATACGTTCCACATTACGGGCAAATCCCCTGCCACCGTTATTACTTTCAATCCTAGCTAAGTTGACTTCGTATTTAGTAAGCTGTTTTGCCGTTTCCCCTTCTGTTGTTTCCATTCCCTGCGGGGTGTAGTAAATATCCAACACATAATACCCCGCAATAGTAGGCATGTACACAATAGAACATAGGTAGTCCTTACCCGTATCTGCTGTATCAATAACACATTTCACTATACCGCAATCGGGTGGTAAGACATCGTAAGTCTTGAACGTCTTGTACAAACGCCCTTCAATCGGCATAGGTCTTTGCATGTACTGACGGTCAAAAACTATTTGGTTTGATTCACGCATTGTTTCAAGTTCGGCTAATGTATGCTTGAAAGCCCATAAGGCTGTACCATCTTCCTTTATGCAAGGTAGCGATACGACTGTCCAATTTTCCTTATTATCTTCAAGCAAATACCCGCATAAATCCCGTTCATGCAGTCTTTGCATAATGATAACAATAGGCGTTTTGCGGTTATTTATACGGTTTTTAATGGTACTTTCCCACCGATTATTTACACGTTCCCTCTCTTTTTCATTATCGGCATCATCAGGCTTTATCGGGTCGTCAATAATCAACGCACCGCCAAATAAATCCCCGCTTTCGGCAAAAAAGGACTTCATTTCTTTATCTTCATCAGCAGTTGCAGACCCAACAAGACCCGCACCGAACCCCGTTACCTGACCACCCGCAGAAGTAGCATAAAGACCGCCCCCCTTAGTAGTGTTCCAAATCTTCTTGCTATCACGATTTTTCCTTATCTGCACTTCGGGAAACAACTCCTGATATTCAGGCAATTGTGTGATTTCTTTAGCATAATCACTATTCAACAACGCCAAATCATCAGAATACGAAAGGTGAATGAATTTTGCCGCAGGATTAATAGCAATACCCGCCGCAATAAAATTTACAACAGCCATCTCGGTTTTTCCGAATCGAGGGGCGATGTTAATTATTAACCTTGTTATCTCCCCACGCAATACCTTATTCAAGGCATCAGATATGATTTTATGATGTTCGCCAACAACAAACTTCGCAGGTTTAAACCTAGCATGAAAAAAATACCTAGTAAAGTACAGAAAATCAGTCATACATAAAGCCTTCTTCATGTACAACTGCTCAATATATTCTTTTGTTGGTTCAGCCATTAACTTTATTCTTTGTTGAAATTATACCGATATTCAGGACGTAATTCAAGTAATTTATCCAATGGCAAATCGCTTGGTTTAATTGGGTTATATGGTTCTTTTATCGGGTAAAAAGATTGCCTATTTTTAAAAGTCCCTTTAGTATTATCATGAACAAAATTACTAGTGCCTTGCAATATGCTACTATGAAGTAGAGATTGACTTAATTTAGTATAAGCCTTAAATACCTTTTCCTCAAAAATGTTCATAATCTAAACAGTTCTAAAACTTGTGAAATTTTTTGAAAATTTTTTTTATTAGTCCATTTGGTGAACTTTCAAAGGTGGCGTATATTCCTGATTCTTAACACCTACATATACTGTCTCATCTCCCGACCTGTTGTAACACGCAAATATTTCAATACCAGTTTCGAGCGTGAATATTTCTTCAATCTCATATGGTGCATAGCCAACACATGCAGTAGTATCGTTTTTGATTATCCTATGTTTATCAACCTCATCGGGCGAAGGTATGCGGGTTGGGTTGATAGAGATAAAGTCTGCATCGCTATAACTATCCTCTATGCCTGTAAGTTGGAAATAGCCATTACCTGTTGAATATTTAATATATTCTGCTATCCTTGTTTCATTGTTAGGTAATGTAACCCAGTAGTAACCCTCCTGTCTTTCCATGCTATGCGCTTTTAGTGGTTAATAATACCCAAAGTTACATATACTCCCCCGAATATTCACTACCATAAACCCGTTCACGCCGAAACACAACAACAGACCCGCCACCAAACCACATCGCAATCCTCTTAATAATCCGCATAAACTTAATTTTGCATGTTACAGAAGTTATTACCATACTTACGTTTTTGTTACACTAACACGCCTTCACAACCACCAAACTACCCGCCAAATACTGCCTCTCTATAACCTCACCCTTCAGACTACACCACAACACCGTAATAACTTCACCCTCAACACAACTAACAACACATTCACGCTTGCCAACCCTTAACCTCACTAAATCACCCACCTTTATTTTATACATAGCAAATTGTCTTAATGAAAGTTAACATCCTGAAATTAGTCGAACTTGGGGAAGGGAGGATATACCCGCATGTCGTAAATAAAAGGGGGTGTATGGGGGTCAATACTCGTATCATGCTAATAAACGGGGTGTAGGTGTTCAAATGTGCCTGCATGAGTGCAAATGTAGGTCAAACGTATACAATAGCCTACAATCGCCTTAAAAGTGCCTTTATTCCCCATCTATAATACTCATTGGGTCTGCGATAACGGGTATCCCGTCCCGTAAGGTGTAATCTATGGCAGTGATTGGTGTCGGGTTGGTCTGTTCAGGCTCTTTAATCTCCTGCTCATGCCCGTTATGTGTGCTGTCTGCTACTTGGTACATATGTTGTGGTATTTAGTTGTTGCTGTGTTGGTAAAGTAGTATGTTATGCACCTGCATTATGCCGTTAATCGGTTCATCTGCCAGGCATCCGGCAAGAAACAGGCTAATATAGTCCTGCTGTGGCTTGAATCCTTTAAATGCAGGGTCTGTGTACGTTACAAAGTAACTCATAAAGTGTTGATTGTTAATGATATATACAATATGTTCCACATGGAACACTATTACTACACCTCACTATTCAGCTTATCGCTTATCGCCTTAGCATCTGCAACACTCAACGCCACATTAACCGGCTTATTGTCTGATGTAACGTCTAACTTATCACCGTACTTCTTAGGTGCAAGTTTAGACAAAATCCATTTTAACGAATCAATACGAACCCGACACAAAGAAACGTGAGCAGATGCCATTTGAGCATCAATAATGACAGTGTCGCCAGTATCAGAGTCTATAGCCTTGCCCGCCATCGCTAACGCTAATTCATCCCCTAATGCCATTACCTGTTCTTCCATGTTTTCAATCTGTAAACTTCGGGCATGGGCGTATTTATTCCCCGTTTCTTTATCTGCTACAATCCATTCTCTAAACTTAGGTGCAGAAATATTATTTTCCTTGCATATCTTAGCTAGTCCCTTTGTAGTATTTGCAAGTTCGCTAAATATCTTATCTACAATTTCCTCACTATATTCGGTAGCCATTGGATATTATATTTTTATTAGATACAAATGTAGTAAATTATGTTGATATGGCAAAATAAATTTATTAGGTTGGTCTAATTTTATGTAAATGATATAACCAAATGTTTTTTTGTGGTGGGGTTTTTGTATTGTAGCCGTCAATTTATTTTAAGTCTGTTTTTCGGCTGTATTGCTTGCCTGTATTGATTTGTAGCTGATTTTGTACATTTTTTTGTAACGTCATTAGTAGTATAGGACGTTATAAAGTTTGTGTTAAAATCGGCTGTATTGCTTTACTAGCTTGCATTTGGTGGGTTTTTGGTGGTGTCATTATTTTAACGTACCTTAGTAATTCATTCCTTTGTCAATGAAATTCAAACCTGAAATAGACGAAAGTAAGTTAACGAAGAATATATTTATTGGTAAATTAGTTATTCCAGTTAGTGAGGTAACTGATGTGCATAAGTATATTTTAGCTGCTGATGGTGTTAAGGTGCAAAAGGTTTACCATATTGAACGGCAACAGTATGTTAAGGTATATTATGCCGAAGGTGCAAAAGAATTGATTTACAAGCTATCTCCAGCGGGTAAATGTTTGTTTCTGTTTATTATCCATCATTTGGAGGTGGGTCGGGATTGGTTTGTGTTTGATCGTGGGCTGTATATGCAAAAGAATGGCATTAAAAGCATAAATACAGTAAAGGGTGCGCTCACTGAATTGTGGGATATGGAGTTAATTTGCCCTACTGCTGCATATCCTAATGTCGTTTACTGGATTAATCCGAAATACTTTTTTTGTGGTAATCGTCCTAAGTGTTACCCGAATAACTTAGATATTAAAGGGTAATCTCCCGCTATCTGCAAAATAATACACTATTATTTCGCAATTTGGGTTAAATACCTACACATTGTATAATATAGTTGTATGATAGTATTAACAATAGTTTGATGCAACATATTAATATCAACAAA